AAGTATCTAGTTCTCTTAAAGAACGTTCATTAATTTGATTCATAATTACCTCCTAGAAATAGAAATTGCAGGTTCACCCTTTTCAAAAATAGTATCAACAACTGCACCAACTCTCCTTGATGTAGTAATACCTACCTTATCATACACTGGAATAGACACAATGCCAAACTGTTTGTTACTATTTCCCTTTCTAATTACCCTCCCTATTGTTTGAGAAATACCAGTGTAATTCATGGTCCTAAGAAACAATACTGCTTCTAGTCCATTAACATTTATACCCTCAGAAAGTATGCTATGATGTAACACAACAAACCTAGTATTATCTTTACCCCACTTGTTTAATGTCTCAAAGAATTTAACTCTACTAACCTTTGTACCATTAATAACTGCACCAGTCTTGGCAGTAATATACATCCAATTATATCCTCTACCATACAATTCTGTGCTTAATTTACTATTAGACATCAAATTAGTAATTTGTTTGGTTCTTCTAGCACAAATTAAAACCTTATCTACAGAATGAGAATCAATACTAGACAATATACTATCAGCATCCTCTTCAATTGTTATCTTTCTATCTTTAATCATATCTAACTGGTTAACTACTACTTTAGGTGGTAGAATAATACCAGCATCTATTAACTCAGGAGCAGGAACTTGCTCTAATACTTTACCATAAACTTCTTCATTATTCATCCCTGCTTTATTATCAGTTGCAGTATGATGAGGGGTAGCAGTAAAGAAATAGCACCTACGATTATTAGTTGTCGCAAAGAATTTAGTAGCAACATGAAAATGCTTTTGCACACTATTATGTGCTTCATCAAAATATATTGTATTTACAGGAATACTAGACTGTTGTATTCTATTTAATGAATGATATGTTGTAAATATTATCTTATTATCATTCCAATTGTTTACAACCCACTCACTAATAGTTTTAGAGTTAGTTGTACTAAAATGCTTTGATTCTCCACTATGTACATGCAACACCTTAGCATTATCAACTATCTTTAAGAAATCATTTGATAATTGTTCTGCTAATAATATTCTTGGTGCTACAACTACAATAGTTTGATTACCATATTTAAATTGATTATGTGCATCAGTAATCATACACATAGTTTTACCACCACCAGTAGGCACAATTACTTGCCCCTTGATGGTTTGATTCATTTTGGTGACTATCCTCATTTGATGAGGACGCAATTTAATCATAAATTTTCCTCAATGAACATATAATAAAACCCCTGACTGCAAAAGTCAAGGGTTAGTGGACACTTCTCAATCTGTCATAAACATTTCTAATGCTACAGGTTCACCAAAACTATAATCATAAGTAAGTGCATCATGACAAATATAATGGGGATGATCCACTTCTACACCTAAACGATCACACATTTCTTTATGATTATCCTCCATTAATTCTACTGCATATAACATATTATTTACAATATGTTCTTCTGAATGATATTCTTTTAATCTTTCTCTTAATGCAATCAAAAAATTACCAGAACCAGCAGAATTATCTAAAAATGTAGACTTTGGATTCTTAAGAATATGTAATGGTAACTCATCAATAATCTCATAACAACACTCTAAAGGAGTAAATACCTCACCCCTTTGATCTATTCTCTCATCAGATCTTTCTATATTAGATCCAGTTAATTTATTATGTTTATTCTTAGACATCTTCTTCTTTCTTTGAATGATTGATCCATTTACGACTTTTAAGAAACTCATCCTCTTCTTTAGTAAGAAGAAATCCACCTTCAGGGATCATAATACCAGTTAAAGAATTATGATAAATCATTTGTTCATGTCTACGTATATAATCAAGTAACCATAATCCTAACCTAGATGTAAAGAACTGATAAAACTTTTCATCAAAACCCAACTCTTGATCTCCACCATATTGAACTTTAGGATAACCAAATCTTGCCATAGTACAAGGTTGATTCTTTTTACCTCTTACCACTACCAATCTTTCACCCTCCTTATTAGAAACAATCTTTTGATACAATTCCAATTCAATCTTATCAAATGTAGGTGGTAAAAAATATATATCTTTAACATCTGATTGATAAGAACCATAATCCCCAATCACATTAACTTTATCTTGATATACACCTTTTAAAAATGTCCAACTGGAAATAGGTGTGCCTACATCTTTAAAATGTTTGTTAGTAGTAAGATCAAGTTTAGTAAGAGAACCAACTTGTAACATTTGTGTTAAAGTTTTAGTTGGTTTGCCTAATTCTGTACTCTTAACCAATCCTGCTGGTGGAGTAATAAGAGCAACAATACCACCATTATTTTTTACCTGTTTAACACAAACATCAATAAATTCAAGATATAACGCGTTATTACCACCTTTACCTTTCTTACCAGTCTTATTTTCTGACTGAAAAGGTGAATTGCCAAGAACTACATCAAAATCCATATTTAAATCAAGGTAAAGGTCAGAGAGACTTAGAGTATTATACCCAAGTTTGCGGTAAAAATCAATATATCCTGGTAGACAAGCAAGAACCCATACTTCTCCTTTAGAAGAACATTTTTCAAGATCAGAAAGAACACCACGACCAGGTTCTTTTGCCAGATATAATATTTTAGTATTATTTATTCCCTCAAGAACATCATCAAATAAACCTTCAGGGTGACTAGAATGTTCATAATCAAATTCATCATAAGTCTTACACTTTGAATTCCTAGAAACAATTAAATCAATATAGGTAGTATCAGTAGCATAAGGAAGAAAATACTCTAATACTACACCAGCACTAAGTCCTACCAAATTCTGATAAGCACTATTTTTATTGGTGTCATGGTAAATTACTTCTAAACATTCTTTAAATGACAGTTTATCAGGGGCGAGATAAGAAGTATTACCTGCTGTCTTAGTAATAGTTAAAATTTTAGAACTAAAATCCTTTATGTTTGCATTTTTATCATTAGAAGTAACTTGCATCCCTTTACTCTTTTGTTCTTCAATATATGTTGTTGCTCTTTGAATTACTCCTTCCCAACCTTTTGCTTTTGTACTACTTTTTATCCCCTTAGACAATTCAAATAATATATCATCATTCAACATTTCATCTATTGGAAAAGTTACTGCGGATGCCATATTGGTTAGATTCTGTGAAGAAGTAATATATTCAAGAAAATCTTTCTCTGACATGAAAGTATCTCTATCCTTGAGAGTGTTAATAATTCCATGAATTCTCCTTACAGCAGAATCAGCATCACCATCCTTATTAATCTCAGAAGAGATTAAATCAGTTTCAAAAGATGAACTTCGATTAGGATTAAATGTATAGTTAACAACTAAACTCATTTCTTTATCACATCCTGGTGTTAAACAACGTGAAGCACGTTGAGTAGCAGGAGCAAGTGACCCACCATCAAAACAATCTACAGTAGCAATAATATTAGGAATAGAAAAGGATCTAGCACCCATGCCACATGAAAAGATGACTGTACCTTCTTTTCCTTCCTTTTTTGCTTGTTTAATAGACTCTTTTACATATTTTTCAGCACCCCTATTTGTATGCTCATCACCATGCAACACAATAATATTATAATCAGGATCTTTACACACTTTTGCCAAACTATTTAAATTTAATTTAGTAGTAGGACACCATACCATAACAGCAGGATGGTCAATCTGACCCCAATGACGACTATAGATCCCAAATACATCATTACCTCTTTCTTTATCAAATAATACCTGCTTCTTAAATTCACGTTGAACATGAGAGTTTCTCTTATCAAAGAGTTTTTTCATATTAAGACGATCTTCAGGTAACATATTATTCTGTTCATCAATAAATGCTGAAGTAGCATCTAAATTATAACAAGTAACTTCTACCAATTCTTTATAAGTCTCATCACCCTGTTTCTTCGATGCAATTAAATCTGTATAAGTATATCTAATAGGAATTTGAATATCACCTTTAGCTCCGATCATTGCTCGTTCAATATTACTACCAGTAGATAGCAAAACTAAGTTATTACCACACTCAGTATATTGTTGAAGAATAGACCTAGAAGTATTTGTCCATGCACCATAATCTGCTTCATCTACAACAATTAAAGCATCTTCTTCTTTAAGGGAATCCAAGAGACGACCATCAATCTTATCACTATCTACATGCAATGATACATCAATCAATACACGTTTTCCTTCCCTCAATGCCTTTACATATAGATCATAGTCTGGTTTAATAACTTCAATATTAGCAGATATATCCAATCTCTCATTAACAGTCTTAATTAAAGATTCATTAGATCCTAACCAATAGGATGCAATAATCATTACTCTTAATCCTGATCTTTGAAATATATCAAGATGAGTAAAATCTTTACCAAATCGAGGGCAAAGATCTAATGGTTGTATAATAGTATTACCAATCCAACGATTACAAACTTCCTTAGATACTTTGGTCTGTAATGTGCGTGAAGTATAATTTCCTTTAATCTCATAAGAATAACTTTCCAAATACTTAGAATATGCTTCAATCTCTTTATCAAGTTCTTCAACATAAATCTCAAACCACTCACGATTCTTACGAACTCTCACATATCCATGATCTTCCAACCATTTATGGAATCCAGTGTCCCAAAAAGTTGTAGTATAAACTCTCTTTTGAACTAATGCTACTGGTTGAGAAGTACCATCTTGCTCATCAATACGATCTCTTGCTACTTTTCTATCAGTACCACCTACTTTTAATCTAGGTCTTTTTTTTCCTGCAATCCTACCCTCATACCGATCCTCATCAGTATAAGCATAAATCTGTCTTGTTCCAAATCCTACAGGTTTGTTCCTAGAAAAACTTGGTGTTGGTAATAAATCTGCCATCACAAAATTCATTCTATAAATCTATAAATGTATTATAATACCCCTGACCTCATACATCAAGGGTTAGTGGACACTTCTCAAACTGCCACCTTCTCAAGTATTTCTTTTCTTTCAAAACTACCCTCTAAATTATAATATAACTGATAATTCTCTGTTGTCAAGTAGTGCCCCACAATACTACTTCCATCATCATAATAACCATATCCCTTAACTCTCTCTTCTTCTCCATCAATCCTCAACTTTTTGCTTCCATCCAAGTAAGAATGGTATCGTTCGTCTAAATTAAGCATGATTTTTAATAGTATTGTGAGGATTCTAACATAAGTTAGGTATTGTATCTATAAACTTTATACTCTCTTTAGACTGTAGTAACATTTCTCAATCTATTACAGGACATTCTTTCACATCTGTAAATGATTCAAGTGCTTCTTTCACTTCTTTCTTTTGCACCTGACTCATATGCACTATCTTAATCTTATCCACACTATCCATAAACTTAACAACATCTTTACACTCCAATTCTATTGTTGCTGCAAATGCTAAGAGTGGAATCATTTGATTATCTCCCAATGGTCATCAGAATGCTCATTAAGACAAAAAGAATATTTTCCAGAAATAGACTCAACAAATGCAAGTCCATCATTGCGATCATTCACTACACAACTATGTAGTTGTCTCATTTCACTAAGGAATCTATCCTTAGCTTGTCTACTCTTTGGTTTAACACATATAAATTCCTTCTTCATTATGCAAACCTCGCAATAGTAAGAGCACACAATCTAACACCCCAATTCATAAAGATGAAGAATGATGTAAGGAAAATGAGTTTCTCCTGTGTAGAATAATTCACAAATCAATACTAAACTATTAATAGTATATACAGTATCAATGACTAATGCAAGTGGTCGTGTGCCAGTTTGTAGAGTGGTCTAACCAATTCGTTTAAGAGCAAAACCACCACCATAAGGACTTCCAACATCATACCAATCAGTACCAGGAAGTTGAACTGGT